AACGGAGTTGGAGGCAACGATCTATTCGCACAGAAACCCGTCAAGAAGGGAAACCTGCCCTGGTGGAACTACAATCCAAGTGATCCGACCTGGACGGATACGGACGACGCAAGCTTCAGATACTATCTAGAAAAGAAATACAACATTGTCGCCAAAGGAAAAGTGGATGACGCCATAGCCTATGTTCAGGAGAGAAACAGCTTTCACCCAGTACGAGACTATCTAGACACACTAGAGTGGGACGGCATACCAAGACTAGACACGCTATTTATAGACTATCTAGGAAGCGAGGACTCAGAGTACAGCAGAGCGGTCGCAAGGAAAGCATTCACGGCCGCAGTGGCCAGAATCTATACACCAGGATGCAAAATGGATTATATGCCCGTTTTAGTAGGACACCAGGGAATCGGAAAGAGCCACATGCTAAGCATCATGGGCGGAGATTGGTTCTCAGATTCAATCACAACAATTTCAGGCAAAGAGGGATACGAGGCCCTGCATGGATCGTGGGTTATTGAATGGTCCGAATTATCTGCAGCCAGAAAAGCTGATATCGAGTCCATGAAGCAATTTATTAGTAAGAGGGATGACCGATACAGAAAAGCCTATGCTAGACGAGTTACGGACAATCCGAGACAGTGCGTGTTTTTTGGAACCACAAATGATGATGAATTTCTAAGAGACTACACAGGAAACCGAAGATTCTGGCCGATCAACACGGATATATCAAAGGCAAAGAAAGTCGTGTTTGACGATCTACCAAAAGAACGAGATCAGATCTGGGCTGAAGCCAAGCAGAGATTCAAGGACGGAGAGAAGCTGTTCCTTCAGGGCGAAGCTTTGACCGGAGCCGAACAGATGCAAAAAGAGCACACGTTTACCAGCGTCAGAGAAGATATGGTCCGCGATTATCTAGATAGAAAGCTACCAGAGGGCTGGAAAGATATGGATTTATACGCCAGAACCCAATGGTTGGAAGACCCGAAGAACGAGGGCACGGAAGAACGTACAAGGGTATGCTTGCTTGAGATTTGGTGCGAAGTTTTGAATGGATCAAAGAATAAATTTACACCCGTGGACCAGAGAGAACTCAAGGCAATCATGGAAAGCATAGGCTGGGTTCGTACTAAAAATCCGTTGAGATTTGGAGGAATTTACGGACGCCAGAAAGCTTATGTTCCGCCGCAAGAGGCTTATTTATACAGCCAATAAGACGGCAACGCCTGACAACGCACTTAAAAAATCAAGGTGGAAACGAAGGCAACGAGCAAACAACGCTAAAATTTATGCGCGGTTGCCGGAGTATCACCGCATAAAATGGGGACATCCTATATATCTGACAACGAGACAACTATAAATTATCTAACTTAATGAATATATAATATATAGCGTAATACAGTACATGTGTACGTATATGCGCGCGAGAAAATATAGTATATATATATAAAGTTTTCTGAACGTTGCCTTTGATACCAGATTGCCACCCCTAAAAATCAACTAGAAAAGGAGACACAGAAATGACAGTAAAAGTGAACGACAGCAAAAGATTTCATTTTTTGATGCATGAATTAGACGCAAGAGTCAACGACGAAACCATGGACCGATATGGAATTGAAAGGCAGAGCCTGGTCGCTATGGAAGAACTATCAGAACTGCAAAAGGCAATTTCTAAACTGGTACGCAATCCGGAAGATAAGACAAAGCCATTAGAGTTCAAAGGGCTAAGACATAACCTGATCGAAGAAATGGCGGATGTGATAATTTGCATGGATCAGCTAAAAGAGTATTACAATATCACTCACGCTGAAATTCAAATCAATATAGATTCGAAACAAGCAAGACAAAGAAGAAGACTAGAGGAGGAATAGAACATGAAAGAAAATAGAATGTATATCAAGTGCGACCGATGCGGAAAAGAAACATCAGTCGGAATCGAAAAGAGCAAGATCGAAAACGGAAAGACAATCGAAACCTGGAAAGGACTTCCAGACGGATGGATCACAACAATTGACAATAAAGATTTGTGTCCAGAATGCGCCGAGCGGTACCGCGAACTTCAAAAGAAGTTCTTCCAGAAATGATAGAAAATCAAGTAGAAAATTATCTGATCAAAAAGGTATCAGCGCTAGGCGGTAAAGCCTGGAAGTTTGTAAGCCCAGGAAACGCAGGCGTGCCGGATAGATTGATCACATATAATTCAAAGGCTTTCTTTGTAGAAGTAAAAAGGCCAGACGGCAAGCCTAGAGCCCTACAAAAAGCCACAGTAGCCCAAATACGGGCAACAGGTATGAAAGTATACTGCATCAGCACAAAAGCCCAGGTGGACGAATTAACAAATCTGATGCGGTCTGGAATCATACCGGAGGAGCGACACTTTGACAGAATTTAAACCTCATGACTATCAAAAGAAGGCTATCAACTTCGGACTGGATCATAAGAAGTGTGGCCTTCTTCTCCCTATGGGAGCCGGAAAGACCGTAACCACGCTAACGATCATCAGCCTTCTAAAACTAATCGACACAGAAAAAGTTCTGATCATAGGCCCTGTGCGCGTAATAAAGAGCACGTGGCCCGAAGAGATAGAAAAGTGGAGTCACACTAAGGACTTGAGCTATTCAATCATAGCGGGCACTCCAAAGCAGCGAGAGAAGGCACTGCAACAAAAGGCAGACATCTATCTCATAGGCAAAGAGAACGTAACCTGGCTAGTAGACAACAAGCACTTTGACTTCGACATGGTAGTGATTGATGAATTATCAACTTTCAAGAATCCAAAAAGCCAGAGGTTTAAAGCACTAAGAAAAGTTATGCCACTAGCTGACAGATTTATAGGTCTAACCGGAACACCAGCACCGAAAGGAATTCCGGACCTTTGGAGCCAGATATATTTGATTGACCAGGGAGAAAGATTAGGTCGAACGCTATCTCAGTTTCGAGAAAGATACTTAATTCCAGGAAGAAGAAACGGGATGATCATTTATGACTGGAAGCCACAACAGGATGCCGAGGAAAGAATTTACAAAAAAATAGGTGACGTATGCATGAGTCTGGATCAGACAGACTGCGCCAAACTTCCACCGGTTCAGTACTTGAAAAAATCAATCGAAATACCTCAAAAAGCGATGGCAGAATACCACGCTTTCAAACGTGAGAAGGTTCTGGAACTAGACAACAACGAATCATTGCTAGCAGCCAACGCTGGAGTGCTATGTGGTCAGCTTCTACAGATGACATCAGGAGAAATCTATAAACGCGATCAGCTAGGAAATAAGCTCGAAGAAGTAGCAGCCATTCATGCGGCTAAACTTGAGGCACTAGACGACTTGATCGAATCTGCGAACCAGAACCCGGTGATGGTGTTTTACTACTTCAAACACGAACTAAAACGAATCAAGGAACATCTGAAAAAGCAAAAAATCGAAGTAAGAAGTCTAAGCAACGAGGACGACGTTCGAGACTGGAACGACGGAAAGATAGACGTGCTGCTTTTGCATCCAGCAAGCGCAGGACATGGGCTTAACCTTCAACGTGGTGGACATATCGCGATCTGGTACACACTTCCAAACTGGAACCTTGAACTGTATCAGCAGGCAAATGCCAGAATCTACAGACAGGGACAGAAACAAAACGTGACAATTTATCAGATCATAGCTAGAGGCACAGTAGACGAGGACATGCTGGATGCACTAGAACACAAGAACATAACACAAAAAGCCTTAATCGAAGCTTTAAGGAGGTAAAATATGACTTATGATGAATTAATTCCAGAACTAAAAACGGTGCGCTACTGCTGCCACCGTTTGATTGAATTGAATCAGGAATTGGAGGTACTAAACCACCAGACAACAGGCCTTGCGAAATCTGGAGGAATCGAACTGACTGCAGAACAGAAAAGAAGCAAGTGGCCTATGCCGACATATCAGCATCAGTACCACAGCCCGCTCGGACTCTTCGAGGAAATATCAGCCAAAGAACAAGAACTACATCACTTCCAGAAAAGACTGACGGACCTAAGATGGACAGAACTTCTCGATTTGCAAGATCAGAACATTCTATGGGATCTGTACATTCATAGAATCAAGGCTGAAGAAGTTGCTGAGAAATACGGGTACACAAGACGAGGACTATATAAACATCTAATGGCGGAAGTAAAAAAGCTCACAAAAAGTTAAAGAGTTCCCACTGTGTACCACTTTAAAGTGGTATATTAGTACTTGTAAAAGAGGACCGGTAGAAAAGGGCCCTCTTTTCTTTTACCCGGAGCGTCCTCCTTTATAAAAAACGAGTGCTTTCCAGACAACGTCAACGTCAAACATCAGCTACGACAAATCATGGACATTAATTTTATTTTCTTTTCAGCGCTCCGGGTAATCATAGACAACAAAGAAGCCTTAGAAGCTAAACAGGATAGACCTCTCATTGGAGAGAACCCTGAGCTGCTAACGCTTCTTTTTTAATACAACAGAGGTGAACACATATGAACATTACAGACATAAGAACATGCGACCTGAAGCCTTACGAGAACAACCCACGACTCAACGAAGATGCCGTCGATTTAGTCGCAGCATCTATAGACGAGTTCGGATTCAAGCAACCAATTGTGGTGGATAAAGACCTGATCATCATTGCAGGACACACGAGATGGAAGGCAGCACAAAAGCTAGGCCTTGAGACTGTCCCATGCATCCAGGCCGACGACCTAACACCAGCACAGGTGAAAGCCTACCGATTGGCAGACAACAAAGTCGCGGAAGCAGCACAATGGGACCTTGACGCTTTACAGTTTGAACTGGAAGAGCTAGACAACATGGACTTCGATATGGAGCCTTTCGGATTTGAGACAGAAACATTCGACGAACAAATCGCAGAGGACGACAACTTCGAGCCAGAGATTCCGGAAGAGCCAACAACCAAAAGAGGACAATGCTGGATGCTAGGAAGGCACAGATTAATGGTCGGAGACAGTACCAAGCGCCAGGACGTAGAAAAGCTTTGCAGCGACGCTACCATGGATATGGTCGTAACTGATCCACCGTATAACGTAGCACTAGGACAGCATATGAGACCTTCAGAGGCTAAGCAGCTACACCGAAGAACCGACGGACTGGTTATTGATAACGACTCATGGGAAGACGACGATGGATTTATCGAGTTTTTAAAAGTAGCCTTCGAGAACATGACAGAACAGCTCAAGGCCGGAGGTGCCTTCTACATCTGGTACGCTTCAACACAAAGCAAGAACTTTCTGGAAGCTGCAGAACGCGCAGGCCTAAACATCCGACAAACCTTGATCTGGAACAAGAACACATTCGCACTAGGAAGACAAGATTATCAGTGGAAGCACGAGCCGTGCCTTTACGGATGGAAAGATGGCGCAGCTCATTACTTCGTCAACACTAGAAACCTTGTAACCGTACTCGAAGACACAGAGAACCTGGACATTGACAGCATGAAGAAGGACGAGCTTAAAGACCTTCTAAAATCAATCCTGGGGGGGTGCAAGGACACAACGATTCTGGACGAGAAGAAGCCCACGAAATCAGATCTGCATCCAACCATGAAACCAATTCCACTGATTGCAAGACAGATCAAGAACAGCAGCCGAACTGGAGAAAACGTGCTGGACCTATTCGGAGGTTCAGGCTCCACGCTTATGGCTTGCGAACAGCTAGGACGGAGGTGCTTCATGATGGAGTATGATCCACACTATGCCGATGTAATTATCAAGCGCTGGGAAGATTACACCGGAGAACAAGCAGAGTTAATCGAGGATGCCGGCTAAGGGATTAGCTGGACGTACAAAAAGCGAAGCGGCAAGACAGCGCAAAGACCCCATGCAAAACCTGAAGCCTTTCACGAAAGAGAATGCAGCAGAGATGGGACGCAAGGGCGGAGCCGCAAGCCAGAAAGTCCAGAAAAAGAAAAAGAAGCTGAAACAATGCCTGGCCGCAATCCTAGAGTTGGAGCCAAGCGAAAGAAACAAAGAAAAGCTAATCGACATGGGTCTAGAGGATGAGGAGCTCAGCAATCAAATGCTTTTAGCCGCAACCATGTTCAACAAAGCCACACGCGGAGACGTAAGGGCTGCAGAATTCATTCGAGACCTTACAGGACAGCAACCTGTCACAAGTCTAGACAGAGCCAGAACGAAGCTAATGAATGCACAGGCTGAACAGATCAAGAGACAAGGCGACCCTTCTAAAGAGATTACGAAACTGGATCTTTTATTGAAAGCCATGGACACCGTAGCCGGAGACGATAGTGGAACTAACTGAGAAACAAAAAGAGTTCTGGAATCATAAACCGAGCCGCTGGAACATAAAAGAAGGGGCTACACGTAGCGGAAAGACATGGCTGGACTATTACATCATCCCGAAACGGATTCGAGCTATAGAGGGCCTTCCAGGCCACGTGTTCCTCATAGGAAATACAAAGTCAACACTTGAAAGAAACGTACTAGAACCCATGCGAGAACTATACGGCCCAGAACTAGTTGGAAGAGTAAGACCAGACAACACGGTAAAGCTTTTCGGTCGTAACTGCTACGCGATAGGCGCAGACAAAGAAAGCCAGGTTACAAAGATACAAGGGGCCTCAGTAGCGTACTGCTACGGGGATGAAGTCGTAACCTGGAATAAGAAAGTATTTGACATGCTAAAGTCGCGTCTAGATAAACCGTATAGCTGCTTTGATGGGACATGCAACCCGGACAACAAGAACCATTGGTTTTTAAAGTTTCTAGAATCAGGAGCGGACATCTTCCGACAGAAATATACGATTGAAGACAACCCGTTTCTGCCGCAGGAATTCGTGGAAAACTTGAAACTCGAATATCGAGGGACAGTCCTATACAACAGATACATACTAGGAGAATGGTGCAACGCGGAAGGACTACTCTTCCCACAGTTTGCTGATAATCCAGACGAGTGGGAAGTCAAAGGAGAACTCCCACTTTTTAACATGATCAACATAGGCCTGGACATAGGTGGAACACGTTCACACAGTAGCCTGATCGTAACGGGAATCACGGCAGACCTTTCTGAGATTGTAACCTTTGCAGAACGTAAAGTCGTACACGCTAAAGGAACTATAGATGCCGAAAGACTTTGCACAGAGACAGTCGACCTGATCAGAGCTTTATGGATTCAAGGCTTCGTGGTATCCACAGTTTTTGTCGACAACGCCGAGCAGGTAATCCTGAACAGTATACGAGTAGCCGTACAAAGGGCAGGCTTTCCAACCAACGTGATGGATTGCCGCAAGATAGACGGAAAGACAAGGATTCTGACCTACAACATGATGCTGAACCGACACAAAATGAAGTTCCAGGCGGTACCTATGGTGGTCGAAAGTTTGAGCACAGCCCTATACGACACAAAATCGAAGGAAGACAAGATTCTGGATGACTTTACAACCGACGTCGATACATTCGACGCCCACTTTTATAGTTGGTCGACATTTATGGACCTGATCACAGGAAGGAGTACTTAAATGAAAGTTTTATTCACAATACTAAAGGACTTAGGATATCCTGTGAGCCAGGAAGTCCAAGACTACTACAACAAAATTCAATTCTGGAACGATTGGTGGAAAGGCTACGTTCAAGATTTTCATAAATACGAGATCAAGAACGAAAACGGAAACAGTCGCCAAGTAAAACGCAAGCAAATGCGAATGGCTAAGAAAATCTGCGAAGACTGGGCCGATTTACTTTTGAACGATAAAACCAGAATCCTGGTAGAGTGCAACGAACATGGAACTGACGCCACACAAGAATTCTTGACCGGAGACAAAGAGGACCAGAACGGCGGAGTTTTAGGAAACAGTAAGTTCTGGAAGCTAGGAAACAAAGCGGTCGAGAGAGAATTCGCACAAGGCACTGTGTGCTTCTATCTGCAGCTTGTAAATCCAACAGTAAACAAAGGACAGCTGAGTGCCCAGAGCGTACAAATCAAAGCTATCAAGGATGCGCAGAAAATCGTGCCATTGACCTATGACGAGGAAGATATTTCAGAAATCGCATTAGCTAGCGAGTATACACAAAACGGAGAACATTTTATGTACATCCAGGTCTTCAAGCAAGAGCAAGAAGGTTACCAAATTTACAATCATTACTTCAAGATCAACAACGTGGCAGGAGACGCCGTAGGCTATGAAAGAGTATCAGCACCACACGGTGAAGCAATCAGCTATAAATTGCCTTGTAAGCCTTTTGTGATCCTAAAGCCCAATATAGAAAACAACATAGCAGACGTACCATTAGGGATGTCGATCTACGCAAACGCAATCGACATGTTGGAAAGTTGCGACTTGGCATACGACAACTTATTCATGGATACTTTGCTAGGAAAGAAAAAGGTTTTCATGGATCAGGCATTATTTAGCATGAAGCCAACAGCCTACGCGCTAAACGATAAAGGCGAGCGAGTACCCGTAAGACAAGAGCCAGACGTCGGTGCAACTTTAGAGAAATCCCTATACGTAAGTACGGGAACACAAGTAAGTCCAGACAAGCCTCGACTTTTTGAGGAATACAATCCAAGCCTTCGAGTTGACGAGAACAAAGAGAATGTTCAATTCAATCTAAATCTTTTATCAAGTAAATGCGGACTTGGGCAAAATAGATACCAGTTCAGCATCCAGAATATGACCACAGCAACGCAGGTTCGTGCAAGCAATAAAGAGCTAACAGAAAGCGTCTGGAAGCAACGTATCGCAATCCAGGACGCCCTTACAGAGCTAACGAGATCGATTATCATCCTAGGCAAAGAGAAGTGCCACATATCCGGGCTTGATCCAGACGTTCGCATCACAATCCAATTTGATGACACTATGTTTTCAGACGAGGAAGCGGAACGTTTAAGAATGCTTCAGGAAATCTCGGCCGGAATTCTACAGAAATGGGAATATCGCGTCCGATACTACGGAGAGGACGAAGAAACAGCCAGAGAGATGACTGGAGAAACAGAGAACCCGGCAGACAGAATTCAAAGTACGTTCTTCCCGCAAGAGGGAACACAAATCGAAGAGGGGCCAGAGGGTGAGGCCTAATGCTAGAACCGAACTACCTGCAAAACGTAGGTGACGACCTAGAAAAGCTGTATCAGGAACTGGCCACAGAAATACTGGTGGACATAGCGGAGCGGATCAAGATGAATCAGGACGCTATGACAAGCACAACGGAGTATTTAAACAACAAGCTAAAACAACTCGGTTTGCAGCAAGACTGGATTAACAAAAGACTAGCTGAGATACTTCACACTTCCGAAGAAGAAGTCGACCGGATCATGCAACAGAGTGCCTATAAAAGTATCCGCGACACATTCGACAGACTAGAGGCCGGAGGATACGACACAAGCGGCTTAGAGTTTTCGGATCAGATCAAAAAAGGAACATCAGCACTGTGGGGAGACATCCAGAACCTTACAAGGACCACAGCTCAACTGGCTAGCGACACTTTTATGAGATACTACGACATGGCTTATCTTCAGGTATCAAGCGGAGCTTACTCACTAGATCAAGCAACCGCAAACACAATAGACAAGCTATGCAGAGAGGGCCTAACAAAAGTATCCTATCCAAGCGGCGCTCAACGATCAATCGAGGCGGCCGTTCGATTGGCAGTACGAACCGCAGTAAACCAGAACGCCCTGGCTTGCGAGAAATCGGTCATTGATGAGCTAGATATAAATCTAGTACAGACAAGTGCCCACATGGGAGCCAGACCAAGCCACGCAGCCTGGCAAGGCAAAGTGTTCTGGGTAAACTATCCGGAAGGAAATTACGAGAACTTTTATGAGGCTACAGGATACGGAACAGGCGCAGGACTTGGCGGATGGAACTGTAGGCATTCATTTACCGCATACTTTCCAGGAATAAGCGAAGATTACAACAAGCCTGTAAACCCCAAAGAAAATGACAGGATATACCAGATGGAGCAAAAGCAAAGGTCCTACGAAAGAAACATGAGAAAGTGGGACAGAGAGCGCCGTGTGAAAGCCGCAGCAGGGCTAGACACGACGAAAGAGGATTACTGGTATAAATACAACAAGATGAGACTAAAGGAGCTTGTGGACGCTTCTAACGGGTATCTGAAACGAGATTACTCAGCCGAGAAGATAGGCGGAACAAAAGGCAGACCTTACAAGCCTGTAAGAAGGCCAAAGAAACGAGTTACTACAAAGGCCAATGCACAAGTAAGCGATAAAGAAACTAATACAGACATACCGAAATACGAAGTTCTGTGTAATATAGACTCTTCTAAATATAAGGCACCAGAAGGTTCTAGTTCAAAAGTAATTTTGATGGACGAAAGGAAAAAGCATATAAAAGAAAGTCACCCTGAAGCGGTGGATGCTATCGTAAAAAATTTACCTAGTATTCTTATTGATCCAGACGCTGTGTACATTGAAAATGGAAAAGAAAACACAAGATGGGTAGTCAAAAAACTGGATGATCACAATGCAAAAATAACATTGAAACTATCAACAGGAGACAACGAAAAATTCCATTCGATTATTACCGGACAATTTATGAGATCAAAACAGATAGAAAAAGCCGAAAATAAGGGGCGCATAACAAAGATTTACTTTAAAGGAGATCAGGAGTATACTGTAAGTGAAGAAAAGCCTAAGGTGGAGGAATGATGCGTCCACACGCCGCAGTGGCCAAAAGGGACCCCGGGTAAGCATCACCGGGTGGGCTTATCTACCGTGCTAGAAATAGCGCGGTTTTTTAGTAGATAGGAGGCAGAACATGTCGGAAGATTTCAGAACGATATACAAAATTCTATCAATTCTGCAAAAATCAATGGACTATGAAGTTCTAGACGTCCGAAGACTTTCAGCGGATAACATAGACATCACAGAACCAAAGAGAAAAGCACTTTTAGGCATGCTACTGAAAAATGGATACGTTGAGGGATTCCAGGTGATCCAATACATAGGAGACCAAACACCAAACATTGAAGGGCTAGAGGGGATCAGGATAACCCTTAAGGGGCTAGAATACCTAGAAGAAAACAGCTTGATGCAGAAAGCCGCAAGACTAGCAAAAGGGATTGCGGAAATACTATAGAACACAACTAAATAAGGACAAGAACCGTGCTAGGAATGGCGCGGTTTTTATTATGCCCTAAGCACGGCATATAAAAGGCTTGAATACCCCTCGGCACGGGATATAAAAGGCCGGACTCGATACTGGAGTGAACCAGATATAAAAAACGCAGGAGGACAAAAATGGAGTTTTTAAAAGAAATCTTAGGTGAGGAATTGTACGCACAGGTTGCAGCTAAGCTAGAAGGAAATAAAGACGTAAAATTAGCAAACCTTGCCTCAGGAGACTACGTCTCGAAAGCAAAATACGAGAGCGACATGCAAGCCAAAGAAACGCGCATTCAAGAGCTTACACAAAGCGTCAAGGATTTTGACGGAGTAGACGTAAAACAACTACAAAAAGACGTCAACGACTGGAAAACAAAATACGATCATGACTTGGAAGAAACAAAACGTGACAGCGCAATTCGTTTAGCTATCGCGAAATCTGGAACCTTATCTGAAAAGGCCTTGATGGGATTACTAGATAAAGACAAGATCAAGTTTGATAAAGACGGAAAATTAACAGGACTTGACGAACAATTAGAAGCTATCAAGAGAGAAGACAGCTTCTTATTTAAGGCGGCAGAGCCAAACGAGCCAAAAAGAGGAAACGACGTCGTGCTTGATGGAAATCACGAAGGAAGTCCGAAACCAGAGGCACCAACAACTCTAGCCGCAGCCATTTCAGAACACTACAAAAAATAGGAGGAACTAAAAGATGCCAATTACATTAGAGCAATCAAAAGTCGGTTTAGCCGATCACGTAGACCAGCAGGTCATTGATGAGTTCCGTAGGGACTCTTTTATTTTGGATCGTTTAACTTTCGATAATGCGGTATCACCAGGAACAGGTGGCTCGACATTAACTTATGGCTATTTACAATTAAAAACACCATCAGTGGCTGAAGGTCGTAAATTGAATAGTGAATACACAGCAGGAGAAGCTGTAAAGACTCAGAAAACTACAAACTTAAAAATCTTCGGTGGAGCCTACGAAGTAGACCGTGTATTAGAAGACACAGCAGCAAGCTCAGAAATCGCATTCCAGTTAGCTCAGAAAATCATTGCAGTAAAGAACAAATTCCACTATGACTTCATTAACGGAAAGTCAACAGCCAAAGGAACTGCTGCAACAGATAACACAAGCTTTGACGGTTTGGATACATTAGTAAAGGGAACAAATACGGAAGAGAAAAATGCAGACGCAGCCTTCGATTTATCAACAGCCGCGAAGATCAAAGAAAACGCAGACGCCTTCACTTTTGCATTAGACTCTTGGCTATCAACTTTCTCAGTAAAACCAGACGCTTTATTAGTAAACCGCAAGACAGCTACTGTTTTAAAAACAATCGCTAAAATGCAAGGGTACTACACAAGATCAGAGAACAGCTTCGGTCAAGGCGTAGACAACTACGACGGAATCGCAATCGTTGACATGGGAGAATACTACAACGGAACTAAATCCTTGATGTGCGTACCTATCGACGACTCAACAGGAACAACAAGCATTTACGCTGTAAAATTCGGATTGGATGCCGTGCACGCAGTAAGCCCACAAGGACAGAAAATCATTCGTCAATACATGCCAAACTTGAGCGAACCGGGAGCGGTTAAAAAGGGAGAAGTAGAAATGATTGCCTCTATCGTTTCAAAAGATACAACAAAAGCCGGTGTATTCCGTAATGTACAAGTAGCTCCTGTCGCAATGTAAGGAGATAAAGCATGATCCTAAGCTTTGAGGAATACACAGCCTTAGGTGGAATGCTACTGGATGAAGTAGAATACGCACAGATAGAACCAAGAACCGAAAGCCTTCTAGAATCCTACATTCGGGAGAAAATCCCATACTGGAAGGTTCAGGCTTTGGAAGATTACGACATGGACCTAAAAAAAGCAGTCCTATACCAGATTGACTTCATAGAAGCACATGGCGGCATGGATTGCTTCGTAGGTTCTAGCGATATGAACTTCATAGGCGCAACCACAAGCGGTTTCTCGTATTCCGTAGATAATGCAAAAACGATAAGGTTCCATGACATACCCTTATCAAGCCTAGCAGTATCAGAGCTCGACTACCAATTACTCAAAGCAGGACTAGCCTGCCAGGCGATATGGTAAAAAGCCCGAGATGGCTTAGGCCACACACAATAAAAGTCATGAACATTCTAGGAGAAGAAAACCTGGAAGAAACTACGTCATCAGTAACGGTTCAACACGTAAAGGTTTCCAAAACAAAAGCCCGGACTTATGGACAGACGGGCGCCAGTAATTCCGATACGATCCTCATAACGATAGACGTGAACGATTATAAGGCGGACAAGGTTCTAGTTCCCCCTTCAGAATTTAAGACGCCAGACAAGCAGTTCACAATTAGAACCGGGGACCGTATCGAAGCACACGGCGACATTTACGAAATCACAAATGTGAATATCCTAAACCCCTTGAGAAACACACCAGAATTCATAGAGGTAACATGTGAGTGAGTATCATCTAAAAGTTATAGTCGATATCCCGGTGGCACAGCTACAGGCCCGAGGAACGAAAGCGCTCCGACGATCCAGATTGAAGCTGAAGCAGCTTATCGTTCAAGACACGAACAAAAACGTGCCTATCGGAAAAGGAACGCTGAGAACATCAGCTTTAAGATGGGCGGCACAGGATAACGATTGGATCATATGGGACACACCATATGCACACTTCCAACATACAGGAAGAGTTATGATCGGGACCCATAGCCATAACCCATGGGCTAAACACGGAGAAACAAAAGTCTATACAACTCGAAATTTGAGCTATAGACAAGGAGGTTCGGAGTGGTGGCCTAAAACTTTGAGAGCAAGAAAGACTGCCTGGATGGAAGGCGCTAAAAAGTTTTTTAAGGAGGAATTCAGATGAGTGAAAAGAAGATCATAAAGCTGGAAGACGTAAAACAAGTTGAAGACGGATTGTACAATTTCTTTTCTTCAATCAATATCAACAACATACCGTGGTGCCTGGAGTACTTCAACGACTCCAAGCACACCGCCTTACTTTTCAAAAGTAGTGGTTACACGGAAGAAATAGAACACTATCTGGGCGGTGGCTATAGGGCTACTTACCCATTTGAAATTTATATTCAAGCAAGCAGAAAGGACACGAAAGCACGTCTGGACTTATCCAGAATCCTGTATGCACTAGTACAGGCACTCGCGGAAGAAGAGACGCAAGGTTTTCCAAATCTCGTGCTAGACGAAGCAACACCGCAAGAGGTCACGCTCACAACGCTACCTTCAGACTACACGGGAGAAGAGGCCACGCTTTCAACTTTCTACTGCTCTATGACATTAACCTACGAAAAGAAAGGAAGGTTTGAATAATGGCAGCAGAACTACCAAACAGAGAATTAAAGGTCGAAGATAACCTACATTACGTCAAATTCGCAGGCTCGGAAAGCTACGTTCTAGCCAGCAAGGGATTGACAAACTGGGAGCAAGCCTTGAACGCTACAACAGACGACGGTGTGCAATATATCGGAGAAGCCGGAAGCCAAAGCCAGGTTACAGGCTATGCGCCTACAGTAGCCTACGAAGGCCGAGCGTATCCAGGGGATGCATTTAACTACTGGGTATACTTGCAAGGTAAAGAACAGAGAGTCGGTTCTACTTTTGAAGAGATCGAAGTGGAAACATGGAACGAGAAAACACCTAAGTCCGGGGACTTCGTAGCATATCAAAGAATCTATGAAGTGCAGCCAGATAACCCAGGAAGCGGAGAGGCCGGAGGCAAACTAATGTGCTCTGGAACATTTGCACAACAGGGTGATCAGGTACCGGGAACGTTTAACATTAAGGCGAAAACATTTACCCCGGACAACGCTACAGAATAAAGCACTTAACAACATAAGGAGGACATCATGGAACTAAAGTTACAAAAGCAATTATTTAAAGATATCGAAATCGACGGACACCGATTCAGAGTCGATGTAAAGGACACATCTAAGATCGAAGCCTTAGAAAACTGGGCAACAGAACAGAATGCACTTAGCAAATTCGGAAAAGAATCACTAGAGGACTGCCCTGCTTTGATTGATAAGATTCTAGGAGATGGAGCCTTTGAGACTTTATTCAAAGGGTACGAAGGAAGCTCGGCACAGTTTGAACTTTGCTTCACATTGCACAGCATCTTCCAGGATGAATTTTTAAAGGATCAGCAGGCGAAAGCCGCGGAAGAAGAAAAGAAGAACCTGGACAAAATCGACAAGCTTTGCGAATCTATGGACAAATTTAACAGAACATTAGAATACGCAGACAAACGATATGGAGGAAGAAATGCTGTGGCTAAAGAGAGAAGATCTTCCGGAAAGCGTAGACGTTAACGGAACGATCCTCCCTATCTTTGCAGACTTTAGAACCTGGGTCCGAGTTGACAGCGTTATACAAGATAATGCAATACCAGAGGAACTGAAGCTGCCCGTTATTTGTGATCTAATAGGAATCAATCCGTTCACTTTTAAAGGTGATCAGAAAGACCTATGGGATGCAATAATGGGCTTTTATTTTTGCAACAAAAAGCCTAAAGAATCTAATGTCAAGACAAACGGACGACAAGGCTATCGGTTCGAATACGATATGGACCTTATATATGCAGCGTTTAGGCAGCAATACAATATAAATCTTTTAGACGCTAAACTTCATTGGTTTGAATTTAAGGCGCTTTTTAATGCTCTAAGCGACGACACCATGATCATACGCGTTATTGGATACAGAACCAGAGATACTTCAAATCTAAAAGGAGAGGAGAAGATTCACGCACAGCGCCTAGAAAAGTATTACCGCCTGCCTGAAGACAAAGGACCAGAAAAGGAAAGAACACCGCAGGAAATAGAAGCAGAACTTCTGGCCAGACTAGAAACCTAGGAGGTTGAAAAATGGCATCAGGAGCTGATGGAACAATTAAAGTCAAACTAGGACTTGACGACAGCGAATACAAAAGCGGCCTTAGCGGAGCGCATAAAAGTGCGGAAAGCTTCGCGGACAAAGTAAAGTCAACCTTCGTGGGCGCAACTGTATTCAAAGCCGCCAGCAAAGGTTGGGACTTAATATCTGGATCAATCGGAAAAGCAACCGCCCGATTAGATGCCATGCAAAAAGCTAAACAAGTTATTGGAGTTTTAGCAGGAAGCAGCAAAAAAGCTGCGAAGGTTGTAAATGAACTAAGTGACGCGGTATCTGATACGGCATACGGATTAGACACCGCTTCGAGTTCGACTCAAAAGCTAGCCACATCAGGGCTAGGCTTAGACAAATCTACTCGGTTAGTAAAGGATATGATGGATGCCGTTTCTTTCTATGGAGACGGAACCAATGAAACCTTGGCCAATACAGTAGACGCAATCGCAAAGATGAATGCGTCTGGTAAGATTTCAGCAGATCAATGGCAACGTTTGACAGACGCAGGAATTCCTGTCTTAAAGATTTTCGCAGAGAAGACGGGAAAGAGTATGGGAGAAGTTTCGGATGCTTTTTCTAAAGGTGAAATCAGCGCGCAGGAATTCAATGATGTACTGATGGACGCTCTAGAAAACGGAACTGAGACATTCCCAGCAGTAGCAGGAAAAGCCAAGGAAATGGCCGGAAGTTTTGCAACTAGCTTTTCAAATATGTCAGCACGTATCGCAATCGGTATAGCTAACATTATCGAGGCCTTGAACAATTTTTTAACAGATAGTGGTTTACCCAATATTCAAGGAATGATTGCTGGCTTTGGATCAGTAATCAGAAACGGTTTAAATTGGATTGCCGCAGAACTACCGAAAGCGCTGAATGCGATTAAGGATTTCTTCGCGCCAACAGCGGAGGCAATCAAAGCAGCAGCAGAAAAGATTCAAGAAGCCTGGAACAAAGTAAAAGACACAGTCAAAGAAAAGCTAGACCCAGGAGACTCGCTGAACTTTATCAAAGACGCACTAGACAGTATCAAAGAAATTCTGCCTCAGATCGTAGAAAAAGTCGGAGAGTTTGCAGCCGCCTTCATTGAAAAATTGCCTGCGATTATAGACAAAGCAAAAGAACTAGGAGAAAAGCTAAAAAAATTAGCTCCACTAATAGCAGCCGTAGCCGGAGCCTTTGCAACCTGGAAGGGAATCAAAGCTGTAAGTAATATCGCGAAAACAATCGGTGACGCTGGAAAGAAGATCAAGACATTCGGACATTTAGTATCACAAGGCTCTGGATTGATTGATGGCCTAGCCTACGCCGCATCATCAGGAACAGGCATGATTGCAAGTATGGCCGAAGCCTTTACACTAGCCGGCGGAGGACTTTCTGGATTAAGCGCAGCTCTTGGAGTAATCGGTGGACCTATCACACTGGTGGTCGTAGCTATCGGAGCACTAGTAGCGGCGTTCGTATACCTTTGGAATACAAGCGACAGCTTCAGAGAATTCTGGATCAATCTATGGAAAGGCATAAAGGAAACCACGGGAAAAGTCGTAGACGGAATCGTGAACTTCTTTACTGTAACAATACCGCAGGCGTGCCAAAGCTTTATTGACGCAGCACAGAACCTGGCTACACAAGCAGTTCAATTTTTTACGGTTACCATTCCAAACGGCGTACAAAAGCTTGTGACGAACATTCAAACGTTCTTCGGAACAACGATACCTTACTGGATCGGATACGCAGTAGGATACATTCTAGGAAAGTTCGTAGAGTGGGGCTTAAGACTTGTACAATTCGCAACGCAAGACATTCCGCAGTTTATATCGAAAGTAGTGGATTGGTTTAAGCAGCTACCAGGCCAGATCTGGACTTGGCTCCTAAACACAATCAACAAAACAGCTGAATGGGTAAGCCAGATGATCCAGAAAGCGATTCAGGCAGGAAAAGACTTTTTGTCAAACGTAATCGACTTTATTTCACAATTACCTGGTAAAGTATGGACTTGGCTATCAAGTACAATCAGCAATGCTGCAAGTTTTGCAAGTCAGTTTGTACAGCAAGCAATTCAAGCAGGACAGAATTTCTTCAATGGAATTGTAAACAAGGTAAGAGAAATACCTGGTCAGATGCTATCTATTGGCTCGGATATCGTAAACGGTATCAAACGAGGAATTAACAACGCCTGGAACGGATTAACTGGATGGCTTGGAAACATGGCTAAGGGCCTTATTGACGGCGTAAAAAGTGCTTTAGAAATCGGGTCGCCTTCAAGACTGTTCGCAGATCGTATTGGTAAATGGATTCCGGCCGGAATCACGCTAGGCGTAGAAAGAGCTATGCCAAAGGCTAAGGCCTTTATGGGACGCATGTCTAGCGATTTACTAGAAGCAGCTAACATGGACAGCCTAACTTCAAGATTGGCTTTAGAAGGCAATCCTGGAGGCCTAGGAAGCGGCTTAGGCAATACAGTCATCTATCAAGTAGATCAGACTATAAATTCAGCGAAGGAGCTAAGACCTAGCGAAATCGCGCAAGAAACAGAAAGAATGGTTAGGAGGTTAGCATGGGCGTAACAGTAATATACACAAACAGCCTGGGGAAATCCGTTGAGTTTTCCGAGGCCTCAGGCATCCGACTAACAACACTAGACGGAATCTCTAAAAATGAGATCACTTTATCAGAATCAAGCGTTTCAAATCAAATAGGGACCACGGTGTCCGGGGCTTCTATTGAGCCCAAGGACATCACCCTAGAGGGGCGCTTTAAATACAACGCAGACACTAGAAAAAAGCTTCTAGCTGTAATCCTTCCTGGAGTATCAGCAACACTGCGTTATATCAACACAAGAGCCGGGGTCGACGTATACTGGAAGGTTGAACCTAAAACGACGCCAATCATCACACTCAATGAAACCTGGCAAAAATTCCAGATTGTATTGAGGGCTCCATTCCCATACGCAAGACGTGCAAAGGAAACAAAGGTGACCTTCCAGAGATTGAGGTCGCTCTTTAAATTTCCTCGCTCTTTTTCAAATACCGAACCCTGGAAAATATCCGAAAAAATTCTAGGTCCACTGGTAACAGTCGATTACAACGGAAGCATAAACACCGGTTTTCTTTTGACTATGAAAGCGGAGGCAAAAGTGAAGAATCCGAAAATTCTAAACGTGTTCACTCAGGAACACATATCCTTCGGACAAGTAGCAGACCTAGAAATGAATATAGGTGACGTGCTAGAAATAAGTACTTTTACAAACGAGCAATACTGCCACTTGATACGAAACGGAGAAGTAGAAAACATTTTCTGGATGACAGACTACGATTCCGAGTTTTTCCAGATTCAACCCGGAAGACAGGTACTGAAATATACAGCAGAGGAGAACCCCGGAAGCCTGGATGCACTTCTACGGTTTGAAGAAGTACTGGCGGGGGTATAGATATGCACTATTATGTATACGACAGAGAAGGAAAACGACAAGGACCGCTCCAGAACATAACCAGCGTGCAATGGAACCCAAAATATTACGAAACAGGGAAAGCCGAAATTCATGTGGAATATACGGACTTCAATACAAGATATCTACAGAAATGGAATCGAATCGTTTGCAAGGAAAGAAACGAGATTCTCTTTATAGAATCCGTAGAAAGACTTGCAAAAGAAATTGTAGCACTCGGTCATATGGACAATTTGGAGGACCGTATAAACCTCTATACCTTGACCGTTCGAAATGTAGAACAATCGCTGCTCGGTAACTTTGAAAAGAACAAACGCGAATTGGATATAGTGATCGGAAAGAGTACAGGCCTTCCCGGAAAGCTTGAGAACGCATCCGACACAACATACGACACACTCAGGACTATGGCTCAGAAATACTGCCAGCTAGTAGGCTACGGATACAGAGAAGTTCTAAAAGGGACTACACTGAATTACTTCGAAATCTACACAGGATCAACAAAGAACAAGCTGAGGTTTTCAGACAGACTTGGAAACCTAATCTCGCAAACTTTTATCGAGGATATATCAGGATATAAAAACTACGCTTACGTGTATGGCGAAGAATCTGGATCAGAACGAAAAAGTGTGATTGTGGATCTTCGAACAGGAGACGAGCCAAGAATGGAGCTATATGTGGATGCCCGAGATTTACAGTCTACATATACTGATGCATCAGGCAACGAGCAAAACTACACGGAAGAAGAATACAACAACATACTAAAAGAAAGGGGCCTCAATAAGTTAGCAGAGGCTAGAAAAGGCTCTTCTAAATTTGAATTTGAAATTGATGCGGACGACAAGAAGGCCGTCCTTCAAAAGGACTTTGACCTAGGAGACGTGATACCGTGTCTAAGCTTTAAATTCAATTTATTTACGTTTGCAAGAATAACAGGCCTTAAGTTTGTAGAAGAAAGCAATTTACAGACGCAGGTCACTCTTGAACTAGAACTTGTAGAGGTTCAAGAAAGCGCAACAAAAATGAAAGGAGGGGGCTCATGACAGCATACCCTTTAGACAATACGGAGTATCTGGCAGAAGATCTGCGGATGTTCCATGCCGGGAGAACACCTGGCCTTTTTAATATCACCGGTGAAGACTTCAAAGTAAAAATTGCCGGCGGTATGAATATATCAGTCAGTAACGGGCTCGCCTTTTTAAAGACATCCAGCGACGGAATAGGTGGTATTGTTTACTCGCCTAAAGACGAAACTACCCTGACGGCTACCGTCGCTACAAACTACACTAGATACGACTACGTGGCCATTCGATATGATAAGATCAGCAATTCATGCGGTCTTGTATATCAGGAAGGAACGCAGTCAATGCCTACGCCTATTCGAAATCTAGAACAATACGAGCTGATCATTGCGATTGTAGTTTTAAAGGCATCAGCTGGAGAAATCACGCCAGAAATGATTCAAGACGTAAGACTTGACGAAAACTACTGCGGACTAACGGTTGATACTTTAACGCGAGTACCAACACAAGAACTATATGATCAATTCCAAAGTTTCTATGAAAGAATCCAGAAAGAAAATGAGGACACTCAATACGCCAACGGCGAGAAATTCAGAAAATGGTTCGATTCTTTAGAAGAAACACTTCAGGGTGAAGTCGCAACGGCACTAGCTGGCCGCATTCTAAACCTTGAAAATATGCTTCTGGACAATCACATTTATACAGAGCTTCAAGTTGACGTGGACAACACTCTAACCGACGAAGAGGGCACAAATATATTCGCGGACTGGAAGTATCAGGTTCAGTAGGTAAGATCATGAGACAAGGGACAACACCAACTCTGGTCATTCACACATCAGGACTCGAGCTAGAGAAACTAACAAGTCTATATTTAACGATTGAACAGAACGGGACTATTCTAACAAAAAGAATGGAAGACCTAGTGATTGAGGAAAATACTGTGGCCGTAACGCTAACCCAGGAAGAGACACTTCAATTTATACCTGGACGATATCAGGTACAAATTCGAGCTATCACCGAAGAAGGAACGGTTATAGCTTCCCCAATTCTAACTCGTCCTGTTTTTCCGGTTTTATATAAGGAAATCATAGAATGATGAAAGATGAATTTAGTATCAATCTAGCCGAGGAAAATGAAAGCCTGGGGTTTGATTTCCAAGAGCAATACGTCGCAGGAACAAGCGACTACAACAAACTGAAAAACAAGCCAACTCTAAACGGTAACGAAATCATAGGAGCTATGGAAGAAGAGGACCCGACAGTTTCTGGATGGGCAAAAGAACCAACAAAGCCAAGTTACACGGCGGAGGAAGTAGGCGCAATAAAAAATGACGAGATCAAGGCAATCTCACTAGACGAGCTTAACAGCTTGTGGGAAGGAGTATAGACATGGCTACAGAATATCTGGACAAGGCTGGGGCAACCTTACTGGTCCAAAAGACAAAAGCAGAATTAGCAAAGAAAGTTGATGCCGTAGGCGGGAAAGTACTTTCAACAAATGATTACACTACAGCAGAGAAAAACAAATTAGCAGGCATTGCATCAGGAGCTCAGGTTAACACAATCACAACGGTGAAGGTTAACGGAACAGCACTAACACCCGACGCCAGCAAAGCTGTGGACATAACCACACCAACCAAAACTTCACAACTTACAAACGATAGTGGATATCAATCAAGAGCAAGTGTAGAATCAATCGTTACAGGCAAAGGATATCAGACAGCGTCACAAGTAAGTTCTGCGATCAGTACTGCGATTGGTGAAATTACACAGATTTCATATAGCAAAGTAAGTTCATTACCTACTACAGGAGCAACCGGCGTTATTTACTTAGTAGCACATAAACATGGAACGCAGGACATCTATGATGAGTATATCTGGATGGCAGACTCAAGAACGTTCGAGAAAATCGGAAATACAGACATTGATCTAAGTGGATATGTAAAGACAACCGATTTAACAGCAATCACGACAGACGAGCTGAACGCAATGTGGTCCGCAGCATAGGAGGTGAAAGCCTATGCTCGGTTTTAAAGATAAGGCAGCTATTAACTGGATCGTAACCAAGATAAAGGCGGTTACTACATCACATAATAACCTAAATCAAATGGTTATGAATAATCACTTTACCACGAATTTGAACGCAACAAGTGCTCAAGATTTAGTGGATGAAAAAGGAAATACAATCCTAGCCGATTGGTCTTATGAAGTGGCAAGTGGAGAAGTCGGCACGGATTGGAAGTATAAAGTCAAGGAGGAATAACATGGCAGGAAAACAAGTAACAGAATTAGACGCATTGCCTAGTTTCACGGATACCAGCTTACTACCTGTACACAATGGTGCAGGATTAAAAAAAGGTTTATTATTGCAACTAGCAAATTATTTAGGAACTAAATTCAGTAATCCGAATTTATTAATTAATCCGGATTTCAGTATCAACCAAAGAGGAGCTAGTAGCTATACAAGCGGATATACAGTTGACCGATGGAAAATATCAAACGCAACTTTAAATGCTACAACTAAGACACTTTCAAACTCAAATAGTGCAAGTGGAACTTTTTTACAATCTTTAGAAAATAAGCCAACAGGAACATTCACAGTAACATTAAATGTAGCAAGTGTTACAGGAACAGTTAAATTCAGTTGGAAGGATGGAAGTACTTACAAGACAGGTGTAACAATTTCAAAAGGATTAAATACATATACATTTACTGCTTCAAGCTTAACGTGGGTAGGTATTGATATTGCAAGTGGTGCTTCAGTTCAATTGAACTATATGAAACTAGAGGAAAGTTCAGTTGCAACTCCTTTTATTAAACCAAACAAAGCAGAGGAACTAGCGAAATGTCAGTATTATACGGTGATTTTTGAACCATGGAGAACTATATTGAACGCAAATACAGATTCGTCTGTCATTAACATTGATACAAGATGCAAAATGAGGACAAAGCCAACGGTTTCATATATCACA